CAGGCCACCTCCAGACCGCCGGCCCTGCTCGCCTGGTGCCGCAGCTGCCAAGCCGAGACCGAGCACGCCGGCGGCGAACCCGCCGGCACCGGAACCTGCCTGGGCTGCGGCACCGACCGGACCACCCCCGACCCGCACCACCCGCCGCAGCGCCCCGCCGCGCCCGGCCGGCCGCGGCGGTCCCGCCGCGGCGGCCGCGGTCGACCACGACCCGGAGGCAGCAGTCCATGACCACCATCACCAGGCCGCCGACGCGGCGCCGGGCAGCACAACCGAGGTGCAGCATCTGCCAGCGGCGGCTCGACTCCGTCCTGACCGGACGCGGCACCCACCCACTGTGCGACCCGACACCCGACCCGGCACCGGCGCCGGCGCCAGCGGCCGGAACGCCGGAAGGGCGGCGCTGATGGTCGGCGACCCGCCGGTCTGTGTCCGGTGCACGAACCGGCACGAGCCGGCCGAGCAGGGCAACGGCGCCGGCTGTTGCCTGCGGGTCCTGGCCCGCGGCGGCGCCGGCGACGTGGTGTGTGGGCGGCGGGTGTCGGCGGGCTGGTGTGAGGGCTGTACCCGGGCGGCTGCGCGGGCAGTGGCCGGCCTGCCGGAGCTGTACGCGCAGGTGTGGCTGGGCCTCGGGCCGGCCGCGGCGGGCCCGTCCGCCGGCCGCCGCGGCGGCGGGGCGGTCGAGCCGGGGATGCCGATCGGGTCCGGCGCCGGCGTGCAGCTGCTGGTCGACCTGGTCGACGTGGTGTGTGGCTGGGAGGACGAGCTACGGCGCTCGGCCGGGTTCGCCGCCCGCCCGGCACGGCGGGCACCGGCCGCGAGCGTCTCGGCGTGGGACCGGCCGATCGCCGCGGTCCGCGCGGAGCGGGCCTGGCTGCAGGACATCGCGCAGGCCTGCCGCGGCCAGCTGGCGGCCGAGGACCTGACCGAACAGGACCGCGGCCGGTTGCAGGCCCGGCTGGACGAGCTGCTCGACCGGGTGCGCGACTGCGGCCGGCGGGAACGGGTGCTCAAGCTACGGCGGTCCGAGCGGCTCGCCGAGCTGGACGGGCAGCGCGGCCCGACCCTGGTCGCCGCCTGCCGGTTCCTGGGCGCGCACCTACCCGCGCTGCTGGCCCTCGACCCGGCCGCCGGCGACGAGTTGCTCGACCTGGCCCGGCGGGCCGGCCGGCTGGCCGGGACCGGCCGACTGGTCCACCACCTCCCCGCACCGTGCCCGGCGTGCGGGCTGCGGACGCTGGTCCGCGTCGATGGCGCCGGCCATGTGGAGTGCGAGGGCTGCGCGGCGCGGTGGGACGAGTCGGCGTACCGGCGGCTGACCGTCGTCCTCGCCGCCGAAGCCGCCGCCGACGGCCGGACGGAGGGTGGTGGGTGATCCAGCTCGACACGCCGCCGGGCCTGGCCGGCCGCTGGTACACCGCCGGCGAGGCCGCGGCGGCCGCGTGCGTCCACCCGCGGACCGTCCGCCGCTGGATCGATGCCGGCCTGCTCGCCGCGGCCGCGGTGGACGGCGTCGACCACGTCAACGCCCTGGCGCTGGCGCGGGTCGAGCAGGCCCGGCGGCTGTCCCGCCACCGCGGCAGACACGCCGCCTGGGCCGCGCATGCCGGGATCCTTGACAACGGTGCCCTAACCTCTGGTCAGTCTCGCCAGCAGTGCGTCCGGCCGGAGTGACGGCCGATGCCGCTGCGGCCCTGCCTCGGATCGTCGGTCGCCCGGCCCGGTCACGTCCTGGTGCAGGACGCCAACCGGTGCCCGGCGTGCGGCCGTGCCGTGCAGCGGGCCAAGGACGCGCGGCGGCCGGCCCGGCTGAGCCGAGCCGAGCAGACGCGGCGGCGGGCGGCGGTGACCGCGCACGTCACCGCGCGCGGCTGGGTATGTCCCGGCTACCAGCGGCCCGCCCATCCGAGCACCGACCTGACGGCCGACCACGTAGCAGCGGTCGCCGCCGGCGGCCCGGAGTCGGGGCCGCTGCAGGTCCTGTGTCGGCGGTGCAACTCGGCCCGCGGCGCGCGAGGGGATGCCCTTCCGCAATGACGCCATCCGGGCCGGCCAGCCTCCCCCCGGCCACCCGTCCCGCACCGTGTACGGGTCTGGAACGGATCGAATGGGCCGCTGATCTGCGGATTTGACTGTGAGTAATCGTCGGCGATCTTGGAAGGATTCCGGGCGATGGCGGGTATCGGACCACCGCCGAAGGACCCTTCGCAGCGCCGCCGGCGCAACCCCGCCGTAGCGATGACGCCGCTGCCGGCCGAGGGTCGGAAGGGGCCGCCGCCGGCGTGGCCGCTGGAGCCGCCGCGGGACGCGCGTAACCGGATCCGCAAGCGGGACGAGGAGCGCGAGCTGGCGCTGTGGCGGGAGATCTGGCGCACGCCGCAGGCGGTGATGTGGGCGCGGATGAAGTGGACCCACGAGGTGGCGCAGTACGTGCGGTGGCGGGTGCACGCCGAGCGCGGCTCGATCGAGGCGGCGAAGGAAGCCCGCCAGCTCGGTGACCGGCTCGGCCTCTCGCCGCTGGCGCTGCTGCGGCTGCGGTGGGAGATCACCGACAAGAGCAACACCGGCCAGCCGGCTGGGCCGACGGCGGAGGTACGGCAACTGAGGGCGGTGGACTGATGCGGCCCTACCAGCTCGGCGACAGCGCGCTGCGGTACTGGCTGACCGAGCCGCGCGACGCCGCGTTCCACTACCGCGGCCGGCTGCTGTGTCGCCTGCTCGGCCGGCACGGCGCGGTGTGCGCTGGCCGCCGCGACCACCGCCGGCCGCGGCCGGGCGGATAGCCCGGTGCCGTGGCGCGGGCCGGAGGTGCCAGGGGAGTACCCGACGCTGGGCTACGCGGTCGGCGCGTGGATCGAGGCGGTACTGCCGATCCCCGACGGCGTGCACCAGGGCGAGCCGTACGCGCTGACGGACGAGATGTGGCGGTTCCTGTTCCGGTTCTACCGGCTGCGGCCCGATGCGGTGGCCGACGAGCACCGGCCGTCGGCAGCGTTCGCGAACCGTGGCGGTCTACTGATGCGGCCGCAGAAGTGGGGCAAAGGGCCGTTCGCGGCGGCGATTTGCCTGGCCGAGGCGTTCGGGCCGGTCCGGTTCGCCGGCTGGGACGCCGCCGGTGAACCGGTGGGCGTGCCGCAGCCCACGCCGTGGGTGCAGATCGTGGCCACGAGCGAGGAGCAGACCGACAACACCTGGCTGTGTGTCTACGAGATGGCCCGCCGCAGCCCGATCGCGGACGAGGCGGGTGTGGACATCGGGGTGCAGGACATCAACCTGCCCTCCGGCGGGAAGATCGAGCCCCGTACGTCGTCGGGGCGGGCGCGGCTGGGTGCGCGGCTGACGTTCGCGGTGTTCGACGAGTCCGGGCTGATGGTCGAGTCCAACGGCGGCGTGCTGCTGGCCACGACGATGAAACGGAACATCGGCGGGATGGGCGGGCGGTGGTTGGAGACCACCAACGCCTACGACCCGTCGGAGCGGTCGATCGCGCAGCGCACCCACGAGTCCAAGGCGCCGGACGTGGTTGTCGACTACCGGCCGCCGCCGCGGCGCCCGGACCTGGCCGACGACGAGGCCGCGCTGGCCGCGTTGGCGCTCGTGTACGGCGATTCGTGGTGGGTCGACCGGCACCGGGTGCTGGCCGACGCCCGGGATCCGGCGGTGTGCCCGACGACCGCCGACGCGCTGCGGTTCTTCTTCAACCTGCTGGAGGTCGGCGTCTCCGATGCGGTCGACGCCACCCACTGGGACTCCCGCGCGCGGGCCCGGGACCTGGCGCCTGGGGACATGGTGTGTCTGGGTTTCGACGGCTCCCGGTCGCGGGACTTCACCTCGCTGGTGGCGTCGCGGGTGACGGACGGCCGGTGGTTTCACCTACGCAGCTGGGACCCGGCCGAGCACCCCGGCCACCGGGTGCCGCGCGGCGAGGTCGACCAGGTGATGACCGACGCGTTCGCCGCCTACGACGTGCGGTTCCTGTTCGGCGACCCGTACGGCTGGCAGTCGTACTTCGACGTGTGGTCCGCGCGCTGGCCGGACCGGGTGGTGGAGTTCCCCACGAACGTCGAGACCCGGATGGACGACGCGATCACCCGGTTCATCGCCGCGACCGTCGAGGACTGGACCCATGACGGTGATCCGGTGCTGGCCGCGCACGCGAAGGCCGCGGCGCTGGCGAAGGGCCGCCGGCGGGCACCGCGGCCGAACGAGGATCCGGCGGTGCCGCGGCACTACCTGAAGATCGTGAAGAAGCGCGAGACCGAACACATCGACGGTCTGGTCGCGGGAATCCTCGCCGAGGCCGCCCGCGGGCACGCGATCGAGTCCGGCGCGCTGACCGACACCGGCCCGGTCGCCCTGGATGGCTCGTTGATGGCGTGAGGAGGACAGCGTGACCGCGTTCCTGTCGCGTGTGGACCGAACGGTCTCCCAGATCGAGGAGGAGGCCGCGCGGCTGGATCCGGTACGGGTGGTGCTGACGCTGCTGGCGGTGGTGCCGTTCGTGGTGGGCTGGCTGGTCCGCAAGGCCACGGTGGCGGCGTGGGTGGTGCTGTCGTGGGCGTGGACGGCCGCGCTGGTCGGGTGGCGGCTGGCCGCGCCGGCCAAGCCCGAGGCCGGCGGGTAGCCGGTGGGTCTGATCGAGCGGGTCGCCGCGGCGCGGCGGCCCCGGGCGGAGCTGGGCTGGCGGGCCGGGCCGGGCGTGGTCGACCGGTTCGAGGCCGCCCGCGGGCACTCGGACGAGCGGTTCTCCCCGGAGCTGTACGGGGACTACATCGCGACGTCGTCGGAGGTGTACTCGGCGGCGTTGCTACGGGCCCGGCTGATGTCGGGTCTGCCGCTGCGCCTGTACGCCGGGCGCGGGTCGGCGAAGCAGGAGGTGAGCACCGGCCCGGCCGCGCAGATGCTGCGGACGGTGAACCCGCACTGGACGTGGCCGCGGCTGGCGCGGATGGACGAGCTGTGCATGTGCCTGTGGGGCGAGTCGTACTGGGCGGTCGAGCGCGGGCCGGACGGCATGCCGCTGGACATCTACTGGATGAAGCCGTCGCGGGTGCGGCCGGTGCCGCACGAGACGAAGTACCTGACCAGGTTCCTGTACGAGTCGCAGGTCTCGGGTGAGCTGATCCCGTTCGAGGCCGACGAGGTGGTGTGGTTCCGCTACCCGAACCCGGTCGACGAGTTCTCCGCGCTGTCGCCGCTGGGCGCCGCGCGGCTGGCCGCCGACACCGCCTCGGCGATGATGAAGTCGAACCGGGCGCTGTTCACGCAGGGCCTGCAGCTGGGCGGGCTGGTCGTCCCGGACACCGACAAGGTCACGTTCACCAAGGAGCAGGCCGAGGAGCTGCAGGCGCAGCTAGACCGCCGGTTCCGCGGGGTGGACAAGGCCCACAAGTGGGCGGTGCTGCGGTACGAGGCCCAGTTCCGCAACCTCGGGGTGACCCCGAAGGACGCGGAGTTCGTCAACGGGCTGAACCTGACGCTGCGGCAGGTGTGCAACGCCTACGGCATCCCCAGCCCGCTGCTCAACGACCTGGAGCACGCGACGCTGGCCAACGCGGTCGAGTTCCAGAAGATCCTCTGGTCGCACGCGCTGGTCCCCGACGCCGGGTTGAAGGCCGGCGAGATCGAGGAGCAGTTCCTGCCGATGTTCGGCCGCCGCGCGGGCCGGCCGGCCACGGCCGACCACTGCGAGCACGACTTCTCCGGCGTGCCGGCGTTGCAGGAGTCGGCGACCGAGGCGTGGTCGCGGGAGCGGCAGGCGATCGAGATCGGCCGCCTGACGATCAACGAGATCCGCGCCCGCGCCGGGGAACCTCCGGTCCCGTGGGGTGACGTGTGGTGGGCGCCGGTGAACAAGTCCGCCGTCCGCGACGCCGACTCGACCCCGCAGGGCGACACCGCCCCGACCGGCGACCCGGCCGGCGCCGAGCCCGACGCCGACGCCAGCGCCCAGGACGGCGGCGACGGTGGGGACCTGGCCGCCGGGGTGGAGCTGGTGCTGTCGGCCCTCAACGGCCATTCGTCGAACAGGAGCGTGCCGTGACCGATCGCAGGCTGGCCTACGGGCGGGCGACGCTGGCCGGGCCCCGGGAGTCCGGCCCGGTGGTGTTCTCCGCCAGCACCGAGGGTCTGAACCGGTACGGGTTCCGGCTGCGCAACGACGGGTGGCGGCTGGACCACTACCAGGCGAACCCGGTGTTCCTGTGGATGCACGACACCTGGTCGCCGCCGATCGGCCGCGCTGAGGCGTCGCTGGACAGCGGCGGCAAGACGCTGGCCGCGGCGGTCACGTTCGATTCCGAGGACGAGTTCGCGGCAGGGATCGAGCGGAAGTACCGGGCCGGGTTCCTCAACGCCGTGTCGGTCGGGTGGGACTTCGTGAACCCCGACGGCTCGCCGATCCTGGACTGGTGGCGGCTGACGCCCGAGCAGATGGTCTCCGATCAGGTGTTCTACGACCTGTGCGAGATCAGCGCGGTGCCGGTCCCGGGTGACCCGGGCGCGCTGACGCAGCAGCACCGCCTCGCGCTCGGCTCGCTCGGCCGGGAGCTGGTCGACCTGTGCGACGACCGGGCCCGCGCGCAGCGGACGCACCGCGCGCCGGCTGCGGCCGGGGCGGAGCTGCAGGCCGCGGTCGCCGCCGAGCTTGCCCGCCGGGGCATCACAAGCACCGACCCGTCGACCCCCGCCGCGGCGGCGGGTGTGGACGCAGATGCAGCGCGGGCTGTCCTCGCTGCCTTCACCATGGGAGAGGACTGACCACCGTGCCCGAAGAGACGCTCACTCTGGAGCAGCTGGCCACCGACATCCGGGCCAAGCTCGACGCGATCAGCGGCGACGTGGCCGCCCGGGTGTCTGACGAGCGGCTCACGCAGCTGGTCAAGGACGCCGTGGAGGGCCTGGCCGGCGACGAGGAGTTCGCCCGGAAGCTGCGCTTCGGCGGCGGCCCGGAGCGGCAGCTGGTCGGGACGAAGTACGCCCGCTGGGGCCTGTCCCTCGGCGACGTCGAGTTCCTCTACGACCTACAGAACAGCCTGCGTGGGCAGCGGCGGGTGTCCGATCCCGGGGTGTACGAGGGCCCGTCGGATGAGCTGTCGCGGACGTTCGACGCGGTGTCGGAGGCGTACTACCTGCCTCAGGACAAGGTCCGGGAGCTCGACCGGCAGGCGATCGACAACCTGTTCCCGCGGCTGCCGCTGTCGCAGTTCCACGGCCGCGACCGGGAGCTGGCCCGCGCCGGGAAGTGGGAACTGACCCGCGCCTACCAGCTGGCCAACGACGCGATGGACACCGCCGAGTCCGGGTTCGGGCAGCAGCTGGTCGGCGCCCAGTACGTCGGGGACCTGTGGGAGGCGCCGCGGCGGCTGGGCCGGGTGTTCCCGCTGATCGACTCGTTCGAGATGACGGCGCCGTCGTCGTTCCTGCCGGTCGAGGTCGATATCCCCGAGATGCTGTTCGTGGCGGAGAACACCGGCTCGAACAGCTCGGAGTACCCGACGGGTAACACCGGCAGCCAGCGCGTGCAGGTCGACGCCAGGAAGTTCGTGATCCACCAGATGTGGTCCGGGGAGATGGAGGAAGACGCGATCCTGCCGTTCATCCCGTTCCTGCGCCGGCAGGCGGCGCTGTCGGTGGCGCACTACTCCGACTCCCTCGTGCTCAACGGCGACACCACCACCGCCGGCACCGGGAACATCAACTCCGACGACGCCGCGCCCGCGTCGACGAAGCACTACCTGGCGTTCAACGGGATCCGCAAGGCCGCGATCATCGACAACACCGGCAACGCGGTCGACGCCGCCGGCGGTGTGACCCTGGGCCTACTCAACCAGCTGCGCGGGAAGATGATCGACCTGTCCCGGCTGGTCGACTGGGGCCACCCGACCGACGCCGGGGACCTGGTCTACCTGGCCGACCCGGAGACCGCCGACCGGATCGCCATGATCGACGAGGTGCTCACGGTCGACAAGTACGGGCAGAACGCGACCATCCTCAACGGCGAGCTGGCCCGGATCGGCCCATACCCGCACGTGTCGACGATCGCGATGTCCAAGACCGCCGCCGACGGCAAGGCCGACTCCGCGACCCCGGCGAACAACGTCAAGGGGCAGGTCGCCTGCTTCAACCGCCGCGGCTTCAAGACCGGCTGGCGGCGGCGGGTCATGGTCGAGTCCGACCGCGTCCCCGGCCGCGACCAGACCCGCATCTTCTACTCGCTGCGCCTGGGGTTCGGCCGATTCACCCCGACCGGCGCCGCGTCCGGGATCGAGGCCGCCTCCGTCCTCTACGACGTCACCGTCTGACCGCGCGGAGGACAGGAACAGGAACGGAGCCGGCGCATGCCTCCCATTGATCGTGTCATCGCCCGCGGCCAGCTGGTGCCGCTGACGTTCATGCAGTCCGACGCCGCGAACTCGCAGACCAACGCGGCACTGACCGTCGCCGAGTGCCGCGACACCGCGGCGACCGCCGACGACCAGAACGCCGCTGACGGCTACACCATCCCGTGGGACTTCGAGGTCGTGGCGGTGTCGGTGCGGGTCGCGGCCGCCGACGCCCGCACCGCCGGCACGCTGACCGTCGAGCCGCTGGTCAACGGGTCCGCGACCGGCCTGACCACCGCCCTGGACGCGACGAACACCCAGGGCAGCAAGGCGGTCCAGCTCCGCGGCTCGGACACCGCGGCCGCCGGCGGGAAGGTCGGCGCCCGCATCACCACCGCCTCCTGGACGCCCGTCACCGCGGATGTGGTCGTGACGGTCTGGGTCCTGGTCTACCTCGAAGGGATCTGAGCCGTGCGCCGCTACACCGTGCAGCACGACTACCGGGCCGAGACCGACGGCCGGCTCTTCGGCCCGTGGGTCGCCGGCGACGAGGTGCAGCTTGCCGACGACGACGCCGCCTGGGTCGGCCGCAGCTCCCCCGGCGTCCTCAAACTCACCCGCGCCCGCAAGACCCGCGGCAGCGACGGCAAGCCCACCGGTGGCGGGACCGACCCGAACGGCGGCAGCGCCGCCGGCGGCGACCCGGACGACGCCGACGACGAGCCGGGCGGCGAACCACCACCAGGGTGAGACTTGCGCGGGGAACCGCTTCCGGGGCTGCAACTGACCCGTGCTTCTTGCAAACCGAGGACTACGGCCCTCTGCCTTCTATACGAATCAACTTCGAGGGCGACCATTCTTCCGTATCGGAACACGTCGGCGCCCAACCACCACTCATCAGTGGTTGGGCACCGGCGATCGCCGAGGTTGACTATTAGTCCTGTGTGATGAGTACATTCAGAAAGAAGGTCGCGGTGACCCCGGCCATGACACCTGGACCGAGACCCTGACTGAGCCCAACCAGGACGCCTACCGTTGCCCCCAACGCCAGCACTAGCGCTTCACGTGCGGGCATCAGCCCCATGGGGCACCGGATTTGACGCAGGGGATTATCCTGTCCATGCCGTCTTCCTTCCCAGTGCTGGAGTGCACCTGGATAATTGGGGGGCGGTATTGGCCCGCGTCCTAGCCCGACGCGGGCCATTCTTTTCGGAGCCTTGCCATCATCTCGCGCCTCCTCCCTCGTTTCGCTAATCCTGCTGGGTATGTCTCGGAGACGAGCAAAGCCCCATTGCACGGAGGACGCGTGCGACCCTAGCGGGCCGCTGGTAGACCGTCCGAAGTCTTCCGTGAAAGGGGGGCTTGCCTGGGCGTGGGAATAGTACCGCTGCGTTGATAAGCCGGCTCGGCTCTCATGGGAGTAATGGCCCCAATTTGCGAGGCTACGTGTCACCATCTGACCTACCGAGTGGCGTAGTCGTGCATCTATCTGATGCCAGAGGTGCGGCATGCACAGCATGTTTGATTCATTTGGTTCACTGCCGCGGCAGGTAATGGGGTGACGCCGGCGACGGTCCCTATAGAACGGATATAAGCGGCATATCAGGCACCTTCAAGCCTGGGAAGGAACCAACATGCGAAGGGCCTACCTCTACCCCGAGCGCGCCGGCGACGACGGGCCGATCCGATTCGCCGTAGCAACTGAGGGCCGCAAGGGTGCGCCGTGGCCCGCGACCTGAAGCAGGTCACCGGTACCGGCGATGTCGTGGCCGGGCCGGTGTTCCTGCAGTCGGTGGTGCTGTCCAACACCGGCGCCGCGGGCGTGCTGACCGTGCGGGACGGGACCGGCGCGGTACGCCTGACCCTGCGGTGCCCGGCCGACGGGACGGGCCTGTGGACGGCCGGCGACCCGAACGGCGTGCTGTTCGGCACGTCGGTCAACGTCGCCTCGATCACCGGCGTCGCATCGTTCGAGTTCTCCTGATGGCCGTGGTCAACGGGTACTGCACGGTGCTCGACGTCCGCGGCGAACTCGCCGATGCCGCCGGCCAGCTCGACACCTCGCTGATCGAGAAGGCGGTCAACGTCGCGTCCCGTGCGGTCGACCTGTACTGCGGCCGCCGGTTCTGGCTCGACCCGGTCGCGAAGGCCCGGCGGTACCGGCCCGACGATCCGGAGACCGTGTGGGTGCGCGACATCGGCTCGACGGCTGGGCTGGTGGTCGAGACGGACCCGGCCGGCGACGGATCGTGGGCGGCCACCTGGACCGCGGACGTGGACTACCAGCTGGAGCCGCTGGACGCCGACGCCGACGGCCCGGCGTACGCCTGGTGGCGGATCACCGCGATCGGACACCGGCGGTTCCCGGTCGCCCGCCGTGGCCGGGTCGGGCGCCCAACGCTGCGGGTGACCGCGCGGCATGGCTGGTCGCAGGTACCGGACGAGGTGGGCGAGGCCGCGACGCTGAAGGCGGTCAGCCTGTTCCGGCGCAAGGACGCGCCGTTCGGGGTGGTCGCAATGGGCGACTTCGGCGCGGTCCGGATCACCCGCCGCGACCCCGATGTGATCGAACTGCTCGATGGCTACCAGCGCGGCGACCTGCTCGCCGTCTGAGGAGAGGGACCGATATGGCGAACTCGCAGAGCACGCTGCGGGCGAACGCGGCGCTGGCCGGGTCGGAGAACTTGCCCGACCAGGACTCCCCGTACGCCCGCGGCGTGATCATCAACGTGGTGACCACGAACAAGGCGTCCTCGGCGTCACTAGTCGCCAAGATCCAGGGCAAGACCAAGCTGGGTACCTACTTCGACCTGCCCGGCGCGGCCACCGCGGCGATCACCTCCAACACCGTCACCACGCTGGTGCTGCGGCCCGGGGTCGCAGCGACCGCGAATTCCTCGGTGCCCGGCGGGCTGCCCCGCCAATGGCGGGTGGTGCTGACCCTCTCGGGCGGCACCTACGACTGCTCGGTCACCGCCGACCTGCTCACCTAGGCCGGCGCGGTGTTCGTCACGAGCCGGGACGCGATCGCCGCGGCGCTGTCCGATGTGGACGGTGTGACCGGGCACCGTACCCGGCCCACGACTCTGATCCCGGGCAACGCGTGGCCGCGGCTGGCCTCGATCGACCACGGCCCGGGCGGGGCGTTCTCCGCGACCTGGCACGTGGTCGTCGTGATGCACGGCGATGAGGCCGTTGCCGCCGAGCAGCTCGACGCTCTGCTGCCGGCGCTGGTCGAGGCCCTGGGCCCGGTGCTGTACGTCGACCAGGCGGCGCCGGTCCAGTTGGACACCGAGGTCGGCAAGGTCCTCGCCGTTCAGCTGACCGGCCGCAGCGAGTAGACCACGGCGCGGGGCACGCGCCATCGAACGAGGAGGACCGACAAATGCCCGCTCCCGCCGGCGCGTACGTGCTGAAGAACGTCACCGCGACGTTCGACGGCGACGAGTACGCCAACCAGCTGACCAAGGCCCGGCTGGTGCCCGACACCCCGACCCAGACCCTGCGCACCCTCGTGCCCGACGGCGTCGTGCAGGACACCGACACTCCCGTGTGGACACTGGAGCTGTCCGGCATCCAGGACTACGTCCAGGCGCGGGGCCTGGCCCGGTACCTGACCGACAACGCCGGCGACCAGGTCGAGGTCGTGCTCACCCCGAAGGTCGGCGGCGTGACCGCCACCGTCGACGTGATCCTCAAGGCCGTGCCCTTCGGCGGCGACCAGGGCAACTTCACCGTGTTCGAGATCGAGCTGCCCGTGGTGGGCACCCCGGTCTTCGCGTAAGGGGAGGCGGAGCGATGCAGCTGCGGTTCGACCTGGTGGTCGACTACGAGGACGGCGACCCCGTCGAGGTCACGGCCGGGCAGCGGGAGATGGCGCAGTGGGAGGCCGAGGCGTTCGGTTGCTCGGCGTCGCTGGCCATGGACCAGAAGGCCATGACGTTCATGCGGTACCTGGCCTGGGCGGCGCTGCGCCGCCGGCACTACCCGGAGAAGTTTCCGACGTTCGGCAAGTGGTCCGAGACGGTGCTGACCGTCGCCCCGAAGGACGACGAGGAGGACGAGCAGGCGCCGGACCCTACCCGGCCGGATCCGTCCAGCGAGGACTGATCTACATCGCCCTGGCGACCCGCCAGCCGCTCGCGCAGGTGCGGGACTGGGACGACCGGACGCTGGCCACGGCCCTGCAATACCTGGAGGACCAGCACGACCAGATGAAGGACGCGCAGCGAGGGAGGTGACGCCGTGGCGATCGAGGCGGTGCTGCCCGGCGTCCGGGTCGAGGGCCTGGCCCAGCTGTCGCGGCAGCTGCGCGCGGCCGGCGTCGGCCTGGACGACCTGAAGGACGTCATGGCCGCGATCGCCGCCGAGGGCGCCCGGGTCGCCGCCGAGCTGGCGCCCGAGCGCACCGGCCGGCTGCGCGCGACCATCCGCGGGAACCGGGCCGCGCGCAAGGCCACCGTGGCGGCCGGCCGCGCGTCGGTGAAGTACGCCGGCCCGGTCAACTACGGCTGGCCCGAGCGGCACATCGAGGCCAGCGAGTTCATGCAGCGCACCGACGACGTCATGGAACCGCGCGCCACCGAGATGCTCGACCAGGGCGTGCGGGACCTGATCGCCCGGCTGGAGTTGGGCTGATGGCCGGCACCATCAAGATCGCGATCCTGGCCAACGGCGCCCAGGCCGGCCGCGAGCTCGCCGGCGTCGACAAGCGGGTCAGGGCAACCATGGACCGCTTCCGCACGCTGGGCGACAACATCAAGACCGCGCTGAAGGTCGGCGCCGCCGTCGGCGCAGTCGGCGTGGTGACCGGGCTGCTCGGCGCGTTCAACGCCGCCTCCGACCTGAACGAGACGATCTCCAAGTCCGGGCAGGTGTTCGGCGCTCAGGCCGCGCAGGTCGAGGCGTTCGCCGCCTCGGCCGATAAGTCCATGGGTGTGTCCAAGCAGGCCGCCCTGGACGCCGCCAGCGCGCAGGGCGCCTACTTCAAGCAGATCGGGCTGACCAGCGAGCAGACCAAGCGGTTCGCGCTGGAGAACGTCAAGCTGGCCAGCGACCTGGCCAGCTTCAACAACGTCAACCCGACCGACGCGCTGGAGGCCATGCAGGCCGCGCTGGTCGGCGAGTACGACCCGATCCAGAAGCTGATCCCCGGTATCACCGCGGCCACCGTCCAGACCGAGGCGCTGCGGCTGAGCCACAAGAAGTCGGCCACGGCGCTGACCGAGGTCGACAAGCAGATGGCCCTGCACTCGCTGTTCCTCAAGGGCAGCACGCAGGCCCAAGGCGACTTCGCCCGGACCAGCGGCGGCGCGGCGAACCAGGCCCGGATCCTGAAGGCCGAGTTCCAGAACATCGTCGCGACCGTCGGGCAGAAGCTCCTGCCGATCGGCACCCGGCTGGTCGGCTTCGCCGCCCGCACCCTGCCCGGCGCGTTCAAGTCGCTCGGCAACGCCGCCAGCGTGCTGTTCAAGGGCGACTTCAAGGGCGGCATCTTCGGCCAGCTGGAGGACTCCAAGCTGGTCGACGTCCTGTTCCGGATCCGGGCCGCGGCCATCGCCGCGTTCGGCTACTTCAAGACCGAGGTGCTGCCCCGGCTCAAGGACTTCGGGTCGTTCCTGCTCGGCACCGTCGTGCCCGCCGTGACCGGCTTCGTGCAGTGGATGATCCGCAGCAAGGACGTCCTGATCCCGCTGGCCGTCGGCGTCGGCGCGATGGTCGCCGCCTTCAAGGTGTGGCGGGCCATCACCCTGGGCATGGCGCTGGCCCAGACGGTCCTGAACGTCGTCCTGGCCGCGAACCCCATCGGCCTGGTCGTCCTGGCGGTCGTCGGGCTGGTCGCCGGCCTGGTCGTGCTCTACAAGCGCTCCGAGGCGTTCCGCAGCATCGTGCAGGCGATCTGGGGCTGGCTGAAGGCGAACTGGCCGCTGCTGCTGGGCATCCTCATCGGCCCGGTCGGCGTGGCCATCGCCTGGATCGTCACCCACTGGGACCAGACCGTCTCGTTCTTCAAGGGCCTGCCCGGCAAGATCGGCCGGGCCGTCGCCGGCCTGTTCAAGGGCCCCACCGACCAGGCCGCCGGCGCCATCACCTGGCTGCGGCAGAAGTGGGACGGCTTCGTCGGCTGGGTCAAGGCGCTGCCCGGGAAGATCACCAAAGCCGCGCTGGGCATGTTCAAGGGCATCACCGACCAGGCCGCCGCCGCGGCGGCCAAGGTCACCAGCCTGTTCAACACCGCCATCGACAAGATCCTCGGCCGCGAGGGCACGTTCACCAAGACCGGCGCCGTCCCCCACCACGCCGGCGGCACCGGCTCGGCGCCGGCCGGCTGGGCCTGGGTCGGCGAGCGCGGCCCCGAGCTGGTCCGCTTCGGCGGCGGCGAGCAGGTCGTCAACGCCCGCGACTCGGCCGCGGCCGCCGCCGGCGGGACGGTCACCGTCGAGCTGGTCTCGACCGACCCGCTGCTGGCCTCGCTGCTCGCGCTGGTCGACGCCCGGGTCACCCAGGCGAACCGGGCGACCACCGCGGCCGCCCGGGCCGGCACCGGAAGGGCCCGCGTCCGGTGACCGCCGCCAGCGTCCACACCGCGGTGTACGACCCGGCGAACGCCCGCGTGCAGCTGAACTACTCCGGATTCGCTGCCGCCACCACCGGCCTGCAGGTGGTCCGCCGGGTCGTGTCCACCGGACGCCGCACGCTGGTCCGCGGCGCCCGGCTGATCGACATCGGCGACCCGGCCGCCGACACCGTGCAGCTGTTCGACTACGAGTTCCCGCCGGGCGTCGAGGTCGCCTACGACTACTACCAGTTCCCCGACACCACGGCGTGGCTCACCGCCACCGCGGCCGCCTACGACGTCGACGCGCCGTGGCTGAAGTCGGTGCTGCGGTCCTACCTGAACACCACCGTGCAGGTCGTCGGCTACGAGCCGTTCAGCCACGACATGCGCACCTCGGTGTACGCGCCGGTGCGCCGCAACCTGCCCGTCGGCGCCGGCGACGTCCGGCAGGCCCGCACGTTCGGCCTGACGCTGCGCACCACCACCGTCGGCGAGCGGGACGCGATCGACGACCTGCTCGCGGTCGGCGGGGTGTACTTCCTGCAGTACCCGTCGGGTAACGAGTCGCTGCCCGACCCCGGGTACGTCATGTGCACCGCCGCCCGGGAGGACCACGGGCCCGGCGCCGGCACCCGGCCGACCCGGTACTTCAGCCTGTCTCTGGTCGAGGTCACCCCGCCGGCCGCCGACCTGGCCGCCGCCAGCATCACCTGGACCGCCGCGGCCGAGCTGTACACCGACTGGGACGCGCTGGTCGCCGACAACGCCAGCTGGGACGAGCTGGTCGGCAAGGTCGCCGCCCCGGCCGAGATCGTGGTGACCTGATGCGGGACGTCTCGGCCGCCTTCCTGGCCGCGCTGCCCGGCTCCAACCTGGTCGCCGCCCGGGTCCGCCTGACGCACCACATGGTCCGCGGCATCGACGGCCGGATGTCACCGATCGGCCCCGCGCTGCCGCTGCTCGACGGCACGCTGACCCTCGACGGCACCGCCGACGAGCGCGGCCGCGTCGACCTCGAGTTCGCCCCGTACTGGCCGGCCGAGGGGCAGGACGAGCCGCACCCCGCCACCGGCGCGTTCGCCACCGCCGCCGACGACACCCGCCCCGGCCGGCCGGTGTGGCCCGCAGTGCCGGGCGACAACTTCGCCCCGTACGGATCCACCCTGCTGGTCGAGGCCGGCGTCGAGTTCGGCGGCGGGTCGGTCGAGTACGTGCAGCTGGGCCACTACCGCATCGACGACATGGACCAGGGCGACGAGCCCACCGGCCCGATCCGGGTCACCTGCCGCGACCTCATGGCGTTCCTGATCGACTCCCGGATGGTCTACGAGCAGTCGTTCCCGGCCGGCACCACCATGCAGACGGTGTTCGAGTCGCTGGTCATCGTCGACCCGCTGTACGGCTGGCGCGGCATGCCGCTGGGCTTCACGCCCGCCGACCTCGACCTCGACCCCACGTTCGCCACGCTGACCCTCGCCACCAGCCACACCACCGACGGGGAACGGTTCGCGTTCCTCGACGACCTCGTCCGCTCCCGCGGCTACATCTGGTACTGGGACCAGTTCGGCAAGCTGAAGGTCACCACCGCACCCGACCCGGCCACCCCGGTCACCTCGATCGCCGCCGGCGCCGGCGGGACCCTGCTGCGCGCCGGGCGCCGGCTGACCCGCGAGGGCGCCTACTCCATCGTCCGGGTCGACAGCGCCGACGTCTCGGCCACCGCCATGGTCCGCTACGTCAAGGACAACACCGAGGGCTTCGAGACCTTCGGCGCGGACCACTCGCCGACCAACGAATACACCTTCGGCTTCGTCCCGCTCTACTACTCCAGCCCGTTCGTCACCAACGACGCCCAGGCCCAGACGGCCGCAGAATCGCGCTACGCCGCTGTCAAGGGTATCCCCTACCGCCGCACCCTGACCACCGTCCCGAACCCCGCCCTGGAGCCCTACGACCCCGTCATCGTGTGGCCCCAGGGAACCGAAGACCAGTCGACCGCCGAAGTCCACATCCTGGAGACCATCCGGCTGCCACTCGTCACCGGCACCTCGGAGATCACCACGAAGGAATGGCGGCTGACCTGATGCCCGACCTGTCCGAGTACCTCGCCACCGACCGCGGCCAGACCCTGCCGATGGGACTGGTCACCGGCCGCATCGGCACCTGGACCGGGTCAGTCCACCGGATCAACGTGTTCGGCGTCGACTACGACAACCCCGCCTACGAGGCCGGCGCCAGCTACACCACCGGCGACGTGGTGCTCGCCGCGAAGTACCAGACGAACTACGTCATCCTCTTCAAGATCACCCGACTGTGAGGTAGGGCCATGGCGACCACCGCCCTGCAAGGGCTTCCCTACCCGGTCGGCTCCGACACCCCGGCCGGCAACACCCAGATCCTCACCCTGGCCAACGCCATCGAGAAGAAGGCCGTCATGGTCTTCGCCTCTGCCGCCGCCCGCACCAGCGCGCTCAGCGCCGCGTCGGTGGCCCCCACCGAGGGGATGCTGTGCTGGCTGGAGGACGTCAACCGCTACGAGTACTACACCGGCTCGGCCTGGGTTCGCTTGCCCGGCATGCGCACGGGTTGCCGGTTGCGCCGCGTCGCCGCTCAGTCCATCCCCTCCGGAGCGGTGACCGCGATCGCGTGGGACACCGAGGACGAGGACACCGACGCGTTCATCGCCGTCACCGCCTCCACCATCACCATCCCCGCCGGTCTCGGCGGCCTCTACGACTTCTCCCTCTGGGCCAACGCCCAAGCCGTAGAGGCCACCTTCCACTCCAACCGCAACTACATCGACATCGCCATCACCGCCGCCGCCACCGGGATCCCCGCCTCGTTCCGGATGAAGGTCGACTCGGTCGAAGACCAGACCACCGTGTCGGCCCTCAACGTGCCCATCGCCCCCGGCGACACCATCCAAGGCCGCTACTTCCAAGACACCGGCTCCGCGCAGAACCTCGCCGCCGCCTGGATCACCTGCTACCGCAAGAGCGCCTGACCCCGCCTCCGTCCGTCCACTCGGGACCAGCCACACAGACCGGAGATCGCCGGAGGCAGGAAAGCAGCGGATCTACCGGGCCCGCTTGAAGATCAACGTGAAGCTCGCGACGGCGCCGCGGGGCCCGACACCCTGATCAAGCCGCTCGGTCAGTTCCCAGCCGAAATGGCCCATCGTCTGCAGCGCGTTGTCCAATACCGCCGCCGACCAGTCGGCGAGCTGCACCGTCGCGTATTCCCACTGCGGCACCGGCCGCTGCGGCGGCGTCTGGTATTTCGCTGTCGGGTCGACCATATTCCGCAAACCCACAGGTAGAACCCCCTGTCAATCCAAACGACCGGGGCGGCTGGCACCGCGCCGGAGCGAACTGCCACGCAGGTTACCGAGCGCGGGCGCCGACCATCACTGAAACCAGCTACTCGCCTTGTGCCGACAGGAGACCCCCGATGAACGAGGCCGTACCGGACGCACCGCTGTCCACGGCGTTCGTCTGGTTGGAGATCAACCGCCGGCTCGACTCGATGGCGCACCGGGTCGACCGGCTCGACGAGGCCGGCCCGCGCGGCCTGGAGGCGCTGCGCGGGCAGGTCGCCCAGCTGCGTGCCGACCTGGTCGAGCACGAGGCCGCGCACCAGGCCGCCGCTCAGGAGCAGCG